GCGCTGGGAAGGCTGGAAAAATCGAATCATGACTCTCACCCTACCATGGCCGCCAACCGGCCTGAGCCCAAACAACCGACTGCACTGGGCGAAGCTGGCGAAGCTGAAAAAGCAATACCGCGAAGCCTGCGCATGGACGGCGACGAGTCAAGGTGCGACCGCGCTGGCAGATGGCAGCAAGTTGCACCTGACGCTGACGTTTGTTCCGCCGTCCCGGCGCGAATACGATCTCGACAACGCGCTGGCGGGCATGAAAGCCGGGCTCGACGGATTGGCCGATGTGCTGCGCGTTGATGACAGGCACTGGAGCCTGACGATTTGCAAAGGCGAGGGCATTGGCGGGTTTGTGCGCGTGGAGGTGCAGGCTCATGGCTAGGCCCAGCAAGCTGAGCCCAACCCAATGGCGCGAGATCGAGTCTCGGCTTGCAGCAGGCGAGGTCACCTCCGACTTGGCGAAGGAGTACGGCATTCACCGGGCGCAAATCACAAGGCGGGTTTCGCACGTAACGCACATTGTGCGAAACGTCGCGCAAAACCTTGCGAAATCTCAGGCGGAACTCGCGGCGCTGCCAGTCGCACAGCAGTACGCGGCGGTTAGCTTGGCGGAAAAACTGCGCTCGATCAGCAGCAGTCTGGCTAGCGCGGCAGAGCTGGGTGCAAAGACTGCCCGCCGGCTGCATGAGTTGGCGCACCGGGAGGTGGCCAAGGTGGACGACGATCAGCCGCTGCATTCGCTGGAAGCGCTCAAGGGTGTCGGGGTGCTGACGAAGCTGGCAAACGAGAGTTCCCAGATCGCTGTGGGGCTGCTGACGGCAAACCGCGAGACGATGAGGGAGGAAGCCAAGCCGACAGCCCCAGACGCCGCGCCAACGGCTGGCGTGCTGATGGTGCCGGGCGTGTTGGACGAAGCCGACTGGGAAAAGATGATGGCCAAGCAGCAGGAGGGCGGGGCATGACGCGCGATGCCGACTATGACAAGCGCCTGGCCGAAGCCGGCAAAACCCTGGGCGGCAACGCCCTGAAGATGATCGGCTTGATCCTGCAGAAGCACGATGCGGCAGTGATTGAGGCCAGCATGGAGGCCATCGAGGCCGCTGTGGCTGCCGAGCGCGAGGCGTGTGCGAAGGCGGTAGAAGCCGAAGCGCACATGTTTGCGACGTTGGCCGCTGCGAAGTCATTGGCTGACGCTATTCGAGCAAGGGGGCAGGCTTGACGACACGCTGGGCCCCACTGCCTGGCGCGCAGTTCCAATTCCTGACGTGCCCGATCTACGAGGCGCTGATGCACGGCACGCGGGGCGGCGGCAAGACGGATGCGCTGCTGATGAGTTTTGCGCAGCACGTGGGCAAGGGCTGGGGCCAGCACTGGCGCGGTGTGCTGTTCCGACTCACCTACCCGCAACTGGCTGACGTGGTGGCCAAGAGCCGTAGGTGGTTTACGCAGATATTTCCAGAGGCGCGATTCAACAAAGCCGACTACTACTGGGAGTGGCCGGGCGGGGAAATGCTCATGTTCCGGTACGGGGCAACAGAGGGGGACTACTGGAACTACCATGGACACGAATATCCATGGATCGGATTCGAGGAGCTCACGAACTGGCGCGACCTAAGTTTCTATGAGGCCATGCACTCGACCTGCCGCAGCAGTTATCCCGGTATGCCGCGCATGGTGCGGGCGACCTGCAACCCGTTTGGCAAAGGCCACGGCGCAGTGCGGGACAGATTCAGGCTAGGCGAGGGTGGCGTACCGTCTGGCCAGGTGATCCGCGACGATGGGGAAAAGCCGCGCGTGGCGATTTTCTCCAGCATTCTGGAAAACCGCATTCTGCTGGCGAACGACCCGGACTATTTGGCCACGCTGCAAGCACTCAAAGACCCAAACCGGCGCAAAGCCTGGCTGGAGGGCGACTGGGACATTCACGTCGGCAGCTTTTTCGACAGCGTGTGGAACGCCGCGCGGCATGTGATCGAGCCGTTTCCAATACCTGCAAGCTGGAAGGTGTGGAAGGCCATGGATTGGGGCTATGCGGCCCCGTATTGCGTGTTGTGGCTGGCGATGGACCCGGACGGATGCATTTACGTCTGGCGCGAATTGTACGGCGCGGGCGAAAAGGCGGGCGAGGGCAGCAGAGAACCTGCTGATGCGGTTGCGCGCAAGATCAAAACGGTCGAGCAGCATGACGAGCGGCTGGGTTACGAATACCGCATGAATCTGGCCGACCCGGCGATTTTCTCGAACGTGGGCACCATGCAGACCATCGGCGGCATTTTTCGCGCGCATGGTGTGCGGTGGCAAGAGGCGTGGAACGGCAAAGGTTCTGTGGCAAACGGAGCGCAAGAAATCATGCGACTGCTGTCAGATGACAAGCTCAAGATTTTCCGGACATGCCGGCATCTGATTCGCACCCTGCCAGCGCTGGGACCGGACGAGACAGACCCCGAGAAGTACGACAGCGATGGCGAGGATCACGCGGCCGACTGCCTGCGCTATGGCGTGATGCGCCGACGCCGCAACCCGGGCGCCGAACAAAAATCCGATGATGCCGACGAGCCGACGACAAAATCCGAAGCAGGATATATTTTGAAAGTGTGAAATGCTCACAGCAGACGAAAAGCCAAGCGCCGAAGCGCGCGAAACACCGGCGACGGATCAATTGGCGCAGAAGTGGGGGCGGCGTATCGAGCAGGCTCGCAAGCACTGGGACAAATTCCATAAGCGCGTGCGCCACAACCGCGAGACGGTCGCCGGGTTCGACTGGACTGCCGACCCGCGCAACCCCGAGTTCTACAGGCCGCGGGCGAACCTGATTCAGGGCACCATCACCGCGCTGCTGCCTGCGATCTACGCTCGCAACCCAGAAATCAGCGCGATCCCGCTCTACAAGGCGGACAACCTCAAGCTGTTCTGCAAGACGCTGGAGACCGTCACCAACCGCCACCTGGAGCGCGCCGACCTCAAGGGTAAAGCCAAGGCCACGGTGCGGGCTGCACTCACGACCAGCTTTGGGATCGTCAAAGTGATGTACCAGCGCGACATCAAGCGCGACCCGATCATCCAGAGCCGCATCAACGACACGCAGGACAACATCGTGGCACTGGAGCGCCTGCTGGCCGAGCTCAAAGACCCGGCGCAGCGCGGCGATCTGGAGGCCAAGCGCGCAGAGCTGGAGCAGATGGTGGGCGCACTGGAAGAGCAGGTCGAAGTCACGGCAGCAGAAGGCTTGGTGATCGACCGGGTGCTGACGGAAAACCTGCTGATCGAGCCCGGCGTGTGCGAGTTCTGGGACTACCGCGACGCAGATTGGCTGTGCCAGATCGTGCCGATGAAGAAGAGTCACGCCGAGGCCGTCTATGGCGTGAAGCTGGACAAGGCCAAAGCCTACAGCGACGGCAAGCAAGGCGGTGCAAAAGACGGGCGATTTGCCAGCGCATCATCTGCGGGCGCAGACGATGACAGGCAGATTGCCGTGCTGGAAATCTGGGACAAAACCACGCAGCGCGTGTACACGATGGCCGATGGGTGCGATCACTGGCTGCGCGACCCCTACAGTCCGCCCAAAGCGGGTGAGCGCTGGTTTCCGTTTTTTCTGCTGCCGTTTCAGGTAGTTGACGGGCAGTTTGTGGCCCCGTCGCTGGTGGACCTGACCGAGAAGCTGCAGCATGAGCACAACAAAGCGCGCGAGCGTTTCAACCAGCACCGGGATTTGTGCCTGCCGGGCTGGATTGCTGGGGGCGATATCAGCGAAAAGAGCATCAAGCGCTACAGCGACAGCGCCATTGGCGAAATCACGATCATCGACACCGAGGGCCGACCGCTCAATCAGGTGATCATCCCGCGCCAGCATCCGCCCATCGACGCCGCGGTGTACGACACCAGCGCAGTGCGCTACGACTGGGAGCAGGTGACGGGGCTGCAAGACGCGGCCCGCTCGACCGTGGTGAAGGCCAAGACCGCGACCGAGGCTAACATCCTGCAGCAAAACCTAAGCGGCAGGGTGAGCGAGTTCCAAGACCAGGTGGAAGACTGGCTGCAAGAAATCAGCCGCTACGCTGCCGAGGTGCTGCTGCAGGAGCTGACGCCTGCGCAAGTGGAGCGCATCATGGGGCCGCCAGAGGTGCAGGTAATCGACGTAGGCGGACAGCAGATGCAGGTCGAAGTAAAACCTTACGACTGGCCGGAGCTTGCGCGCGAGCAGGTGTTCGACATGATCGAGATGAAGATCAGGGCGGGCACCACTGGCGCGCCAGACAAGATGCAGCAGCAGGAAGCGTGGTCACAGGTGCTGCCGATCGTGCAGGGCCTGATCACGCAAATCGTCCAACTGCAAGCCGCCGGGCAAGACACGGAGCCGCTGGCGCACCTGCTGCGCGAGACCGTGCGGCGCTTCGATGAGCGACTGGAGGCGGAGCAGTTCATCCCAAAGCCGCAGCAGCAGCCCGTGATGCCGCCTGACGCGCCGCCCATGTGACCGATTTTCAACCCAGCAAAGGAACCACGCGATGAAAAAACAGAAGCAACGCCTGATGAAGCCGGCCGATGGTGAGGGCGGCGACCTTGGTGGCGGCGGTGCCACGGCGGCCGCGATAGATGCCATGGGCACAGCGCCAGAAAGCCAGGCGCAAGAACTGCCGACCGAAGCGCCTGCTAACGCGCAAGCGCAACCCGAAGCGCAGCCGACCGAATCAGTTGCCGAGCAGCCCGCGCGCGGCAAGTCGAAAATGGAGGCCATGCTCGACGCGCTGACGGATGATCCAAATACAAGCGCCAAGCCAGCCGCCGAGCCAATCAACGAGGTCGAGCCAGTCAACGAGGTCGAGCCAGTCAAAGCCACTGACCAACCCAAAGCGCCCGAGCAAGAAGTGGCCGAACTGCTGGACGGCGTGAAGTCCGAGCGCGGCCGTGAGCGCATCAAGCAGGCGTTTGCTGAGAAAAAGCAGTTGGAGCAGGAGATCGGGAGCTTCCGCGAAATGGTGCGCTCAACCGGCATGAGCCCGCAGCAGTTTGCCCAGACGTTGGAGTTTGGCCGCCTGGTGAGCAGCGGCGACGAGAAAAACATCCGCATGGCGCTGGAAATGATCGAGGGCCAGCGGGCCGCGCTGTACCAGAAGTTGGGCGTGGAAGCGCCCGGCGTGGATTTGCTGCAGGGCCACGACGACCTCAAGCGCGCCGTGGACGGGATGGAGATCACACGCGACCGCGCGGTGGAACTGGCCAAGTTCCGCAAGCAACAGCAAGACGCGCAGCAAATGCAGCAAGTGCAGCACCAAACCGCCCAGCAGCAGCACGAATACCAGCAGCAGGTGCAGCAGGCCACTCAGTCGATGGAGGCGTACCTGCAGACGCGGGCCGCCGAGGTGGACCACCCGGCGCGAATCAAGGTGATCACGGAGCACTTCAAAAACCCGGAAAACTTGCAGCGATTTGTGAGCACATACCAGCCGCACCAGTGGGCGGATACCGTGCGGCTGATGTACGACGGCATCCACATCCCGCGCCAAGCCAGCGCACAGCAGCAGCCGATTCGCTCGCGCCCTTCTACCTTGGGTGCGCCCGCCGCAAACGGCGCATCGGCCATTGACCGAATCGCGCAACGCATGGAAAGCATGGG